CGGTTACACAACGGTTGTTTTGTTATCCAATGCAACTGCCGCTGGCTCATGGGATAGACACGACCAAACCCCTGCAAACGTATCTTGGTCAACCAACACATTTGATTACCCTGGTTCTATTACAAACGCCACATGGAATGGTAATGCTGTTGCTATCAATCGAGGTGGTACTGGTCAAACAACCCAAGCCGCCGCTATTACCGCATTAACTGGTACACAAACATCAGGTTATTATTTAAGGTCTAACGGCACAAATTCTGTACTGTCTGCAATCCAAGCCGCAGATGTACCAACTTTAAACCAAAACACAACTGGTACAGCATCTAATGTTACAGGCACAGTTGCGATAGCCAATGGCGGAACTGGGCAGACTACGGCAAGTGCCGCATTTAATGCATTATCTCCAATAACTAGTACTGGTGATTTAATCATTGGTAATGGCACAAATAGCGCAACACGATTGGCTATTGGCACAAATGGCTATGTTTTGACATCTAATGGAACGACTGCAACTTGGTCGGCTTCTACGGGTGGTGTTTCTAGCATTACTGGAACTGCTAGTCAGATTACTGCATCGGCATCAACTGGTGCGGTTACATTGAGTCTGCCAAGCACAATAAATGTCAATACAAGTGGTAACGCATCGACTGCAACAAATGTGGCTAGTGGTGCGGCTAACCAAATACCATATCAAACTGGTTCTAGCACAACAGCATTTATTACTGCGCCAACAGTATCTAGCACTTACTTGCAATGGAATGGTAGTGCATTTACTTGGGCAACTGTTAGCGGTGGTGGCGGCTCACCTGGCGGCTCAAGCGGTCAAATCCAATACAACAATAGTGGCTCTTTTGGTGGCATTACAAACATTACTGTCCCATCTGGTCAGACTGCTGCCAAGGTATTGCCAAGAGTAGTTACTTACACCTCAAACGCTGCAACTCCAGCAATAAATACCGATTTAACGGATATTTTTATTATTACTGGTCAATCAACAAACATTACTTCATTTACAACAAATCTTACTGGTACTCCGAGCAACGGACAAAAGTTATGGATTTCTGTAACAGGCACTGCCGCAGTATCTTTAAGTTTTGGGGCTAGTTTTGAACCTTCTGGAACTGTTCCTTTGCCAGTAACCACACAAGGAACTGTAAGATTAGACATTGGTTTTATTTGGAACGCAGCAACAAGTGCGTGGCGTTGCATAGCATCTGCTTAATATGAAAATAGTTGATTTAAATTATGTTTTTAAATATAACGAAGTTTCATTTAGTTACTATAAAGGAAATAAAAATGAAGGTTTGCCAAAACATCAGCATGAGTTTTCCCATCTAACTTTTGTTACTTTTGGAAAAATTTGCATCCGCAAAGAAAATGTTTATCGTGAAATGTTTGCTGGAGACAAACCTTTAAATTTAATAGAAAATGAATGGCACGAAATAGAAATTCTTGAAGACAATACTGTTTTTATAAATGTAAGCGGTGGAGATAAAAATGCCTAGTTATGTTATTTTGGATGCTCATGGTAAATATGAAAACTTCATTGTTTGTGATGAAGATTGGGTTTTACCAGAAGGTTATACAAAACTTTTGGTTGATGAACAACATTACTGGGATAATGAAAAACAAGAATTAATTTTAAGAAAAAATGTACCTATTAAAATAGAAAGCATTTAATATGGCTGTAAATTCAAATAGTGTTTATTTATATAATAGTAGTGGAACATTCACAATACCTACTGGAGTAACTGCTGTTCAAATTGAATGTTTTGGTGCAAGCACAACAGCATATACTTATGATTCATTAATAATTAATGGCGCATCTTATTCAAAAATATCAAATTTTAATGTTTCATCTGGCACTGCTTTAACTGTTACTATTGGAAATACTGGTCCAACCCCTGGAGACACATGGGTAAGTAACACTGGTAGTAGGCCGACAACTATTTCACAAGGCTGTCTGGCTTATGGCGCATCTCAAACTCCAAGTTATCAAAAACAAAATAATATTGGAAATGTGATATTCCCTGGTGGAGAAGGTTTAATTGCTCCCCCCACAGGCAATACTGCGGCAGGTGGTTCTGGCGGCCCAAATGGACCTGGTGCTAATGCTGGACCTCCTTACGGAACATCTCCTAGTATTACTGGTGGCGGTTCAAATGGCGGCTCTGTTGGTGGAAATGGTTTTTTGCCTTATGGAAGAACTGGGTCTGGGGCAACCATAGGTGCTGGCAGTGGTGGATATGTTCCATCAACAGGCAAAGTTAGTTCCACAAGGGAAATTTTTGGCCAAGCATCTTATGTTAATAATACTTTGCAAAATTCTTTAGTTAATTACGGTTTATATGGAGGAGATGCTGTTACTGTTAGTTCTTCAGGTTGTTGTGTTTTTACTTCTGTAAATGGTTTTAATGGTTTTGTTGTTATTACTTTAATTTCACCAATAAAATATATTGTTGTAACGCAAACTGGTCAATCTTCATTGACGATGCCGTCTGACTGTACTGGCATATCGTCTGCCATTGCAATAGGTGCTGGTGGTAATGGTGGAGTTAGTGATATTGCTTCTGTTGGTGGCGGTGGTGGCGGAGGTTATTCAGAAAGTACCGACATTACACCCGCTAATGGAACAACAGTAGTTGGTGGAACAACTGTATGGTGTCAATTACCTGCGGCGGGGGCAGGGGCTTCTGCTACTGCATATTTAAGATTTGGTGGCGCAACAAATACTCCTCCAGTTGCATCTTCACAAGGGGTATTGGCTAATTCTGGTGCAAATAATTCAAATATTGTTGCTGGCGGGGCTGGTGCTACTACAACGGGGGCAGTTGGAACTTTACCAAATATTCGTGGTGGAGGCGCGGGTGGTAATGGAGCAACAGTTTCAGTTTCAAATTTTGGCGGTGGTGGTGCGCCAGCATACAAAAATATAACTGGTGCTGTTGGTGGTAATGGATATAACGGAGTAAATGCCAGAGGCAGTGGAGGTGGTGGTTTTTATCAACAGCAAGGCGTTAATGGAACAGCGTCTGCTGGCGGTAAAGGTGGTGGTGTAAACGGCGGTACAGGTGCAACAAGTACAGTTTTAGCAACTTCTGGAACAGGCGGAGGCGGTGGCGGTGGCTATGGAAATGCCCTTGTTAATGGTGCAGTAGGTAGCCCAACTTCCCTTTTAGGTAATGTGCTTCTATTGGGCAGCGGTTCTGGCGGTAATGCTGGGGCAGGAACTGTTTACTATGGAGCAGGTGGTGGTGGTGGATTTAGTGTGTCAAATAGAAGCGGTGGACAAGGAATTTTAATAATAGTCTACACTACAAATGCTTATACAACCCCTATAACAAATGGCGGTTTTTTACAATTTATTTAAATATGAACTACACTTGGAAAATTCTTGATATTTTTGCCGACAAGGAATTGATAACTTCTGTAAAATATCATTGTCTTGGTTTTGATGCGGATAATTCCGTTGAAACTGAAGGCTATGTTACTTTTGAAGAGCCAGATGGCAAGATTCCATTTTCCGAGGTTACAGAGGAGATGGTTGTCCAATGGGTCGAGGAAGCAACATCGGTTGGTGGTGAGTGCCTAATAAAAAAGCGGCTTGCTGAACAAATAGCAGTTCAGAAACCCGTGGTAGCACCATGGAAACCTCAAGTGTTTACATTGGAGAACCCATGACTGCGCCTATTGACATTATTTCTCGCGCATTAAAAGATATTGGCGCACTAGAGGCGGGCGAAACCCCCACTTCAGAAGCCGCACAAGACGCTTTTGATATGCTCAACGACCTTATTGACCAATGGTCGAATGAGGACATGATGGTTTTCAACGTGACTGAGATTATTTTTCCAGTCATAGCGGGTCAGACACAATACACGATTGGCCCAGTCGCATCAACTGCTAACTTCATTGGTGCATCGTTTACTGGCTCAATTACTGGTGACGTGCTTACTGTGACCGCTATCGGCTCTGGCGCTGTGGCACAAGGTCAAACCCTAAAAGGTACTGGTATTGCATCTGGAACTAAGATTGTTGACTTTTTGACTGGTGCTGGTGGCAACATCAACGAGGTCGGTACTTATCAACTAAACATTAGTCAGACAGTAGCCTCAACGACGATAACTGCTTACTATGAAAAGCCATTGCAGATTAACTCTGCTTTTGTGCGTATTAACACTAATTCTAATGGTATGCCCATCATAAATGGTGGCTTGGATTATCCAGTAGCGATTCTTGCGCTTCAAGATTACGAGTTAATTGGTTTGAAGACGCTAAGTGGGCCTTGGCCAAAAGCGATTTACTTCAACCCTGGCGCGGACACGGGTAACCTCTTTGTGTGGCCAAACCCCTCGCAAGGCGAAATGCACTTGTTTGCTAACACTATTTTTAGCAGATATGGCACTTTGTACGACAACATTGCGTTGCCACAAGGCTACTCAATGGCGCTACGCTGGTGTCTAGCCGAGCGTTTAATGCCTATGTATGGCAAAGCATCGCCTGTTCAAATACAAATGATTAACGCCTATGCAGCTCAAGCCAAGGCAACCTTAAAGCGCAACAACATGAGTCCGTTGCAAGTGGCAAGATACCCAGACGCTTTGATGAACAGTCGAAGCAAAGATGCTGGATGGATTCTTACTGGGGGCTTTGTCTAAATGGCAGACTTTGGCTTTGTTGGCCCTTCCTACCCTGCTACTTCTGTCTACCAAGACTCGAATGAGTGCATCAATTTCCTTCCAGAAGTTGACCCACTTAAACAGCCTGGTGACAGAGGCGTGGTGGCGCTTTACCCAACGCCAGGTTTGACAATTAAAGCCATATTGCCTAACCAACAAGAAGTCCGTGGTATGAGGACACTTTCTGGCGGTACAAGAATGTTGGTGGTTTGTGGTTCGTATGTGTATGTTTTCAACAACACTTTAACGCCTACCATGATTGGTCAGTTAAACACTACAACTGGTCGTGTCACTATCTCTGACAACGGAATCAACGCTTACATCGTAGACGGAACATATCGCTATACATGGCGTATATCTACTGTAACTGCGGCTGTGTTTACTGGTGCTGTATCTGGCACGACTTTAACTGTTACATCAATTAAATCTGGAACTTTGGCTGTTGGTCAAAACCTATTTGCTGTTGGTGCGTTACAAGAAACAGTTATAACGGCTTTAGGTAGTGGTAGCGGTGGTACGGGTACATATACCCTTGGGTTATCCCAAACCATCGCTTCTAGCCAGATGTACACCTCTAGCCCTGGCGCTGTGGTGACTGCTGCCATATCTGGTACTACTTTAACTGTTGCATCTGTAACTAGCGGTACTTTGTATGTTGGCCAGACCATTCAAGGCACAGGAATTACGGCTCAAACCATCATTACCGCGCTAGGAACGGGTACTGGTGGCGCTGGAACGTACACAGTAAACAACTCACAGACAATCGCATCTATTACGATGTACGCCCTTAATTGGACTGTTTTGCCATCAAGCGATGGTGCGTTCACGGGCGGTGAGACTTGCGATATTGTTGATAACTACTTTGTATACAACAGACCAGCATCACAGCAATTTGGTGCTTCTGGTGTTTTATCGCCTATTTCTGGTAGCACATCGTTTTCTAGCAAAGATGGCTCGCCAGATAACTTAGTGGCTCTGATTGTTGACCACCGCGAAGTTTATTTAATGGGTGAAACATCGTCAGAGGTGTGGACAGATGTGGGTGGAAATCCATTCCCATTCCAAAGAATACCTGGCACTTCTACCCAACACGGCATTGCAGCTAAGTTTTCGCTTGCTAGGTTTGGTGACTCATTCTGTTATGTATCACGTAACAACCGAGGTCAAGCGCAGATTATGCAAATGAAGGGCTATGTGCCTACACGCATATCTAACCACGCGGTCGAGAATTCCATTACCAACCAATATGTTGACGATGCTATTGCATGGACTTATCAACTAGAAGGTCACGAAGTTTATGTGGTGACTTTCCCCACAATTAACATTACTTGGGCGTATGACTTAGCCTCTGGTATGTGGCATAAATGGCTATATACAAACAATGATGGCACTTATTCACGCCATCGCGGTAATTGCTGTGCTGTGTTCCAAGGTCTAGTTTTGGTGGGTGACTACCAAGATGGCTCAATCTACGAAATAGACAAAAACAACTATACCGACAATGGACAAAATGTCCGCAGACTTAGACGCGCGCCACATTTGGTGACTGATTTACAGCGTCAATATTTTGATGAACTGCAAATTCAGTTTCAGCCTGGCGTTGGTTTGACGGGCATAACTACCCCTTTGAACAACGAAGTGGTAGGTGCAGACCCACAAGCGATGCTGAGATGGTCAAACGATGGTGGCTCTACTTACTCTAACGAGCATTGGACAACCATAGGCAAAATTGGTAAATACAAGAATCGTGCTATTTGGCGCAGATTAGGTATGGCTAGAGATAGAGTGTTTGAGGTAGTGGTGAGCGACCCTATCAACGCTGTGATTGTCTCGGCTAACCTAAAAGCAACTGCTGGGGAGAACTAATGGCTACGGGCATTTCCAACACCTCGCAGTTAAACCCATACCCACAGACTGAGTTCTTGGATGGACAGACTAAGCGACCAACAAGAGCGTGGCAACAATTCTTTTTGAATCTGCTTAACTTCAGTTCGGCAACAACGGCTACGGCTGGTTCTGGCACATTGCCTAGCAACCCCGTGGGCTTTATCAATATTACGATAAATGGTGTGGCATATAAAGTGCCATATTACAATGTATAACATGGAATTAGCCCACAATCATGTGCCAACGCTTGAAGAAATTGAGCGTTTACAGCATGAAATGTCCAAACTTCCACAAACGGAAGATTTGCATACAGAACACTATTTTTCTGGTGGAATGTATTGTCGTAAGTTGTTTAGACCAAAAGATACATTGATTGTTGGAAAAGTGCATAAAAAAGACCACTTTTTTTTGTGCGCAAAAGGTCAAATTATTGCGTGGTCTGAAAAAGGAATGGTCACACTAAATGAAGGTGACTTAATTTGTTCAAAAGCAGGTACAAAGCGAGTAACTTTGGCTGTGACGGATGCGGTTGGTATTACTTTTCATGTAACTGACAAAACAGATTTAGATGAAATTGAAAAAGAATTAATAGAGCCAGATGAATTGGCTTTGTTTGACTCTGGTAATAAATTAAAGGCTCATGTCTTGGGAGTAAAAAAATGTCTTTTGTAACAGCGGCAATTATTGGCGGTGGGGCTACGCTCGCGGCTGGCTATATGGGGTCACAAGCCGCTAAAAGTGCGGCAAATAAGCAAGCAGATGCAGCTCGGTATGCGGCAGAACTTCAACAAGAACAATTTAATCTAACTAACGAACAGCAAAAGCCGTATCGTGAGGCAGGCTATTCTGCGTTGAGTGACATAACGGGCATGAAGCCCTATTTAACTAAGCAATACACACCAGAAGATTTCACATCAGGTATTGACCCTAGTTACGCTTTTAGGCTTTCTCAAGGAAGAGAAGGCACTAACCGCATGGCAAATATGAGTGGTGGATTGATTAGCGGAAACGCTTTAAAAGGCCAAGAAGATTACAGCCAAGGATTAGCATCAACTGAGTATGGAAATGCTTTTAATCGCTTTCAAACACAGCGTAGCAACATCTATAACACTTTGGCTGGTATTGCTGGTATTGGTCAGACTTCACTTGGTCAAACAACTACTGCTGGAACACAAGCCGCAGGCAATATTGGCTCAAACATTGCTAATGCTGGCGCAGCACAAGCAGGCGGTATTGTCGGTTCGGCTAATGCTATGAGTGGTGCATTACAAGGATTAGGTAATCAATATTATCTGTCTCAACTATTAGCGCCAAAAACTGCTGGCGTTAATTATGGTTTGAACATTGGTGGCGGTGGTTCTAGTGGTGGTGGTATGGGAATTACTGCGCCATCAAGTGGCAATATTGATTACATGGGTGGTGGTCAAGGCTTATCGCTAAAAACATAAGGACAAATCATGGCAGAACCAGTAGCACTAGGAATTAAACCACCACAAGGCATGAGCCTTGGGGATATGCTTAATATTGCGCGTGGCGCACAAACGTATCAACAAGAACAGCAAATGAACCCTTTGTCTTTAGAAAAAGCAAGGGCTGAAGCGCAAGTCGCTACTGGCACAATTACGCCAAGAATTTCTCAAGCAACTTCTGAAGCAGAAACATCACGAATAAACGCATTAAAAGCAAGTTATGGTCTTGATGACGCAGAACATACTGCATTTGCAAAAATTCTTGGTGGTTTTGCTTACGACCCACGTTTAAAGCCAGAAAACATCAAAAAGAATCCAAAAGGGGTTTTAGATGTTATCCATGACATGAAAGCAGAAGGTCGGGCTAATGGTATTCGTGACAATCGTTTAGATACTGTTACTGCACCAGCAATGGCTAAAGCCATGCAAGACCCTTCTTCTGTGCCTCAGTATCTGCTAAACATGATGTCAAAAGGCATGACTCCTACTGAGCAACGCTCTGCTGGTCTAGAAAAAGTAGAAACTACTAGTGCTGGTCAAGTTATCAGAACTACGCCATCGACCTATGGTGAAACACCAAAGGTTAGTTACGAGACTCCATCTGGCGTTACACCAATGCCTAACATTGTTGAAGTCAATGGTGCTAAATATGAAATTTCGCCACCTACAACGCGTGGCGGTCAACCAATCCTAAAACCTTTGGGTGGTGGAATGGCTCAACCAAGTCAAGGCACACCACCGCCTGTTATACAGCCATCGACCCAAGGCGCACAACAAGGCATTACGCCCACACAAATGTCTTTACAGTACCCAGTTCGTAAGGCTGGAGATGTGCGGCCATTTGCGCCTAATGAAGCGATTGATACAGAAAAAGGCGCTACTTATCGCAATTCATTAACTACAAGACAAACTGATTTAGCGGCATCTCGCAGAAACTTAGACGAAGTAATAGATGCAGCTATAAAGATAGACAAAGAAGATTTGTTTTCTACTGGTGTTTTAGGCGCTCTTACAAGAACTGTTAAAGGTTGGGCGGGTGACCCTAAATACAAGCAGTTAAGCAAAGACTTGGCAAATGTGCAGATTTCAAACATACAAGCCCAAGGTGGCTCTATGGATACTGTTGCTGGTCAACAGTTAACCAAAATGGCAAATGGTGATGAGACTTACCCGCCAGATGTGTTGGTCAACATTGCTAGAAGAACTTACTCTGATTTAACTAACTTGGATATGCAAGCAACTGGCGCATCTAAGTTTGCACAAAAATATGGCGATAGCAATTTAAACTCTTTTAAGCGTATGTGGTCTAACAACGCAGACTCTAAAGTGTTTGAAGCTATGAGCATATTTGAGAATGTCAAAGACCCTGCAAAAGCAAAAGCAGAAATAGATAAATTGTTGGGTGACAATCCTAAAAAACGCGAAGAATTCTTTAAAAAATACAATAACATTAAGAAATTAACCGCCACAGGGGAACTCTGATGGATGAACTTGGCGCTTTGATTCTTGGTGAAAGACCCAAAGAAAAAAGCAGTAATGCCTCTAGCATTATTGCGCCTACCAAAAGTAAAAACTTTGGCAAAAATCCTCAACTGCAACCAGAAGAAGAAAAGCCAGACGAGTTAGGGCAGTTAATACTTGGTAGCACTCAAGCGCCAGCACAGCCCACACAGCAACCACAAGCGCCACAACCAAAGCAAGGTAGCACTTTGGCGCAAGTTGGTCAAGGATTAGCTGCTTTGGGTGATGTGACTGTTGGCAATGTTTTGCCTATGGCTGGTTATGTTGCACAAGCCGTAACAAGACCATTTACAACACCACAAAAAGCCGAGGAAATAGGACAAACCATATCTTCTGCTGTTGCACAACCATTTGGTAAAGCCTTTGGCGTTACTGAAACGGCTGGTTACAAAGGCGAAGCGCTATCAAGTTTGATGGGCTTTGTTGGCGAAAACGCATCCAAAGGTGCAGAATGGATTTCTCAAAAAACTGGTTTACCAATACAAGATGTGAACCACATGATGGCTACTCTTGGTATTGGTGTTGGGGCTAAAGTTGCACCTAAACTTGGTGGCGCTTTAGAAACTGCTGGAAAAAAAGCGTTTTCTCTTGAAGAAAAAATGCCTTCTGTACGTGTTGAGCCTGTTGGCGGTATGCAATCAGCAGGTGCGGCAGCTACTACAAAGAAAGCAACACTTGATGCGGCTTTGGCAGAAATTAGAAACCCAGATTTAAAAACACAACTTGCTAAAGAAAACCCTGCAAACATTGACCCTAAAGTTTTAGAGCGTTATGTTGATGCTGATAGCGTTGGTGTTCAATTACTTAAAGGTCAAGCAGAGCAAGACCCTAATTTGATTTCTTTTGAGCGCAATACTAGAGGTCAAGACCCTAGAGTTGTTCAAGCATTAAATAGACAAAATACAGCGTTACAAGAAAAAGTAGCGGAAGTAAAAGAAAAGTCAGCACCAGATGTGTTTGCCCCTGACTATGTGGCTAATGCAGAAGGTGCAATGGAGTTTATTGGTAGCAAAATTAAACAAAACGAAAGTGCTGTTGGCGATGCATACAGAGCATTAGACGAGTTTGGTGCTGGCAAGATTGAAGTTGACAGTAAAACATTTGGTGAAAATGCATTAAAAGCCTTATCTGAGAAAGAAGATATAGACTTTTTGCCATCTATCATTAAGTCAAAGATTGATACTTATGCTAGTGGCAAACCAATGAATTTTGCTCAGTATGAGAATTTACGCACTCAAATTGCTAGAGAAACCCGTAAGGCGCAAAAGGCAGACGATGGTAATGCTGTTCATGCATTGACTTTGGTTCGTGGTGAATTAGAGAAATTGCCTTTAATTGGTGAGACAGTAGAAGCCAAAGCGCTTGCTGACAAGGCTAGAGCAACTGCTAAAGCAGAATTTGACCTTCTTAATCGTGATAGCCCTAACTACAACAAAGTCTATGCGGACTTGGTTAACGGCAAAACGGACACCAAAGACTTTATTCAAAGTGCTGTATTGCGTTCTAAAAACAAAGACTTTGCCAAAACAATGGAATTGTTTGATGACCCAACTGCCAAACAGCATTTACGGGCTGGCGCTTTAGATGTAATTATTAGAGATTCTACCGATTCAAGCGGTAAGTTTAAGCCTGCTGCTTTTGCCAAAGCAATAGAAAATCTAGATGTAAACAAAAAGTTAGATGTGTTGTTTGGCGAAGAAGCGCAAACTTTGCGTAAGGTTGCCAAAACTGGACAACTTATTGAGGCACGACCCGCTGGCGCGTTTGTTAATGAGTCAAATACAGCCACAGCATTGGCGGCTCAATATGGCAAAAAACTAGCAGAACAAATCCCTGTTGTTGGTAGGTTTGTAGAGCCTGCTAGACAATTATTGGCAGAGCAAGCGCAAAAGAAAATGGTTGAAGAATCGCTAAGACCAGGCTCAGGCGTAAAAATCAAAGACATAGGAAAATAAATGGCAGTCAATCTCTCCCCCATTGGTAACGGATTTCAGTTCTTTACCATTCTTGGACAACCTCTTGCTGGTGGCAAGATATACACCTATCAAGCGGGTTCGTCTACGCCTCTTGCTACCTATACCGATAACACAGGTAATACGGCTAACGCCAACCCTATCATCTTAGGTACTGATGGCAGACCAGCAAATGAAATATGGCTAACCTATGGCTATAACTACAAGTTTGTTCTGAAAGACGCTAACGACACCACCATACAAACATACGACAATTTGTACGGAATTATTGGCACACAACCAGCATCTGGGGCTACGATTCCCGCTGGTTTGATTGCTATGTGGTCTGGCTCGATTGGCTCTATTCCATCAGGTTGGTATCTGTGCGATGGCTCAAACGGCACACCTAATCTGACAGACAGATTCATTATTGGTGCTGGCTCTACTTATGCGGTAAATGGAACGGGTGGCGCGACAACTGTATCTTTGGCATCTACAAACTTGCCAGCCCACACGCACACAGCGACTTCAACTTCGACTGTGACAGACCCTGGTCATAACCACATTTATTACCTCAAAACTGGAACTGGAAATCGTCAATCTGCTGGTGGTAATGAAAACAACGGAGTTGATACTAATACATCAACTTCTACAACTGGCATCACAGTAGCGACTTCCACTTCTGTTTCTGGTGGTGGTTCTGGTGGTGCTTCTGGTACTGCGTTCTCAATCCTTCCAACCTACTACGCTCTTGCGTTCATCCAGAAAACCTAATATGTCAACCATAGATGCAACAGATGCCCGTTTGTCGGCACATGAAGAAGTTTGCGCCATGCGCTACGAGCAAATCAATGCTCGGCTAAAACGCTTGGAACAAATAATCATTAACGCCTGCGGTGTCTTATTGATAGGCATGGGTGGCGTTATATTTACTTTTATGACGCACAGATAATGTGGAACCCATCACGCTCACCTTTGCAGCTTGCAAACTAGCCTATGAGGGAATTAAGACAGCCGTCGAGGTCTACAAAGATGTCAAGGCTACTGGCGGTGAGGTTGCGGGTATTGCGGGCGAGGTCGGTGGGCTACTCTCGAAATTCTTTCATGGTCAAGACCAGATAGAAGAAGCGCACAAACAAAAACTAGAAGAGACGAAAGAGTTAGCCAAGCAAGGAAAAGTAAAGAATGTAACAATTCAAGCGATTGACAATGTAATGCACTTACGCCAAGTAAGGCAGTATTACAAAGACTTGGAACACATGGTTCGCTACGAGTTGGGTATGCCTGACTTGTGGGTAGAGATAAGAGAAGAACGCGAGCGACTCATTGCTGAAGCATTAGAAGTCGAAATGCTACATAAACAAGCCACAGAACAGGCTGATTTGAAACGGCAAGAAAAGATAAAGAGAATAAAAGAAAAAGTACATATTTACATAGCAAGCCTAATTGCAATCGTTTATGTGTACATTTCTGTGTGGTTTTTAAGTTTGCTTGTTGAGTATGACAGGGAATGGCGATGGGGATACTGATATGGGAAACCGCTGTTGTGATAGTGATGACCATGTTAGTTGTTGTGGTGATTGTCTGCGCGTCTTGGTTTGTTAAAGAACACGATAAACGGGCTAATTACTATAAGAAACAGGCTGAAATTTGTTGGAGAAATAAATGAATGACTTACTTGGCTTACTCAAAGGTATCGCGCCCACGCTGGCAACTGCTGTTGCTGGCCCTCTGGGTGGCATGGCGGTGTCCGCTCTGGCTTCTAAATTTGGTGTTTCCGATACTGTCGAATCCGTTGCAAAAGCGATTGCTGGTGACCCGCAGGCGGCTCAAAAGATTGCTGAACTAGAACTAGAGTACGCCAAGTTAGATGCAGCAGATAGAGACTCTGCGCGTAAGAACGAAGCGGCTTTGGCTATTAGCGAACACACACCAATGCTAAACAAGTCGGTTACGCCTATCCTTGCGTTGGTGGTGGTGATTGCTTGGGGACTTATTCAGTATCACTTATTGACGCATATCGTGCCTGACGTGATGCGTGAAATCATTATCCGAGTGCTAGGCACTTTGGATGGTGCGCTAGTTATGGTTTTGTCTTACTACTTTGGCGCAAGCCACAAACACTAATATGTTGCTCACACCTCACTTTACCCTTGAAGAACTAACTGCTACGCAACATAGAGAGTTTGACAATACCCCTAACAGTTCTGAGATAAACAACCTCAAGCGTTTGGCTGAGATGCTTGAAAAAGTTAAGACTTTGCTAGATGGCAAGCCAATAATGATTAACTCTGCATTTCGGTCAAAAGCCGTGAATGACGCTGTGGGTTCAAAAGACACATCACAGCATAGAGTTGGTTGTGCAGCTGATATAAGAGTGCCAGGCTTAACACCAGACCAAGTAGTGCAAGCAATTAAAAACTCGCCAATACAGTTTGACCAACTTATAAGAGAGTTTGATTCTTGGACACATATATCTGTATCAACTAACCCATTTGGTGAACCACGCAAACAAGTTTTAATTATTGATAAACAGGGTACTCGGGCGTATTCATAAATTGTTCATATTGACAACTTCTAATACGCACCATGAAAATTCAGCGTGTGGACACACGGCAAGAAGCCGTACAGACGAGATTGTCGGTACTTCAAAAGAAGTGCCTACCCTACGATAAACCTTATGACACAACTAATGGAACTTGGTGGATTGCTACTAAG